TGAGAAAAGAAATAAAAAACAAAAGGCAATTTACAGACAGAGTTTAAAATTACAAAATTAAAGGTTTTTGTGTAACTCTTGTAATTTAAAATATGAAAGTCTATCAAAGGACTCATTTTTTATTTTTGTTGTTGTTTCATTTATTTTTTCAACAACCTCTTTGTCTGTTTCTTTTGATTTTAATTCATCAAGTTTTTCTAAAACAGATTCTTTGATTACTTCATATTTAATTTCTAATTTATTCTCGTCTTCGGATAATATTTTAACTAATGATTTTTTTGATTCTTCGTCCAGAGTCTCAATATAGTTTTTTAAAGTTTTGTTTGCACTTTCAACCAAAGTTTTTACTGGAACAGAAAATGAACCTTTAATTTTTGTTGGCATCTTCATTAAAGATTCTACAATTACGTTCTTACTTTTAATTTTATCCTCCAAAGTTAAAATACTATTAGAAAATAGATTATCAATATCTTCATAATTGTTATTTGTCTTTATATGACCAACCCAAAGATTGATCTCAGTTAAATCATCCTTATCAATTTTATTTACCGTGTTTTCAAATACAGTGATTGATTCGTTAATAAATTCGGCAGCAGTTTCTTGAGACAAATTTTTATTTGTTGATAATTCATCATATAGGTAATAAAGTTTACTTATATTTTTATCCTCCAAAACAAGTTCTTTGAATATAAACATATTTGTTTTGAATGAGTTTTTCTTATATGACTCAATTAAACATTTTTCTATTTTACTTTTTAATAATCCGAATTTCATAATTTTTTTTATTATAAATATATCAATCTTTTAATATTTTTAATAATTCAGTCTCCATTTCACCTAATGAAGAATTTGCAGTAAAATAATCTTCATCAGATTCGAGTATCAAATTCTCTAATTTTTTCTTTGACTCTGGTAATCCCCCAGCTTCACCTCCTGGTGGTGGTCCTGGTGGTGGCCCCGGAGGACCTGGAGGTGGTCCACCCATTTCTCCACCCATTTCTTCTGCTCCGGCTGGTGGAGCTGGAGCTGTTGATCCAGAAACGGTTTTATATAGTTTATCAATTGTATCAAACATTCCGGTATGAGTAATAATTGTTGCGGTATTTGCAAGTTCAGCAGCAACAGCTCTCTCCATTCTAATTCTTTGAGTGTCAAGTTTAATATCTTCGTCAGACCAACCAAAAATATGTTTTTTAGCCCAAGTAGCCGATGCTGGTTGTATTGTATTTGGAATCTCACTAACAAGGTCTTTGTAAAGTAATACCTTTTCTTTCCAAACGTCAACCATTAAAAGATCCGCTTGTTTTGATGGGTTGTTAAGACCTAATGTGAAGTTTTGTAACTCCTCCTCAAACCCAAGTAAAAATAAATGAACAATTGCAATTTTGTTCAATTCAGAAATCATATTCTTTTGGATCCTATTAATTGTTCTTGCAAAACGAATATCAAGTAGTGATAAGTTTTTACCATCTCCTACGGGCTCTTCAAACCCAAGATATGCTTTTGGGATACGAAGTGCTGTTACAAGTTTTTTCTGAATATATTCAATATCCGCAATTTCAGATAGATTGGTTCCACCCGGTAATGTTTCAATCGGCATTGTTTGTGCTGGATCACGAACTGGAATAAAGTAATCCTGATCTACGGCCATTTGGTTAAATCTTAAATCAACATTACCGGTCTTATTATCAACTATTTGATCTCTTTTAAATTTGTTTGCAACACGTTGTACATAAGGTTCAACATCCTTATCGTCCATATTACCAACAAACACCTTAAATACCCTTCTTTCTGGAGCTCTTGATGTACGATAAATTAACATAGCATCTTCCGCTAACACTAATTGTTTCCAAATACGACGAGCCTTTTCAAGCATTGATGTTCCATATGGAAGTTTTCTATCATCACCAAGTAATCTAAAATGTGCAACCTCCCAAGAGTTAAACTCCATATTTCTTTCCTTCCAAGCAAATCTTAAACCTTTTTCATCTGGTTTAACCTCTGTGTTTGGTCTTTTTGGTGACATTCCCCTTTCAAGTCGTTCAATCTCAATGTTTGGTAATTGTACCGCACCAATAACTCCTTTTTCTGGGTCTAATTTTAGATAAACAAAATTATCACCATACTTACAAGTGTTTCTAATCCACATTTGTAGGTTTGTGTTAATATCAAGAGTATTATTAAAAAGATCTGCTAATATTCCCTTTATTCTTTTCGATTCAGAATAGATTTGAAGGATATATCCGTCTTCATTTGGTGTTGTTGATTCTTCAGCATAAATGTCAAGGGCTGTTGAAATTTCTGGGGTAAACTCCATAGATTCATAATCATAAAAAGCTGCAAGTCTTGTTGGTTCATAATAGATTGCTTGTGTATATAAATTACTTTCAATCTTTGTCCATTGATTTGCTAAATATAATGATTGTTGAGCTTGGAGTTTTTCCTTTTCAAACTCGTTTCTATCTCTTGTTTTTAACAGTTCTTTTTTATCAAATTTGTATGTTGGAATATCTTGACCTAAAAGTGAATTGGGTCCAAATGTTTTCGATAATCTTTGCCAAACTGTTAGTTGGTTTGTATTTTGTTCCATATTATTAATTTAAAATATAATTGTCAAATATAAATACTCGTCTAATCTACGTATGTAAAATACACACCCTCCTCAACAGCCAAGAAAGTTACTTGGTCAACAAGTATTGCTTTAATTATTTCTTCTGGTGGTGGAGGGGGTATTGGTGGTGTTGGTTTTGGTACGTTAAATTCTCTTATTAATTCTCGTCCAGAACCTCTTTTAAACTGAAAACTATTTGTAAAAACTTTTACGGCATACACGTCTTGTCCAGGAACAATTAATGTTGATCCCCCAAGTATTTTACCAGATCTTCTTCTTCTTTCTAACCCCATATTAATAATTATCTTCTACCACCGAATAACCAACCATATTTTATATAATCATCCTTTGATGGTCCGGAATTAATTTTCATTCTATCATTCATCATATGTTGATTTGGGAGCACCGGATCAAAATGAACTTGTTTTGCAACAGAATCATTTGTTGACACGGTCCAAGACTCAAGCATAATTTTTGTTTTTTCTGTGACTTTTTCTAACTTCTGAAACGATGATTCACCAACGTAAATTGCCATAGATATTGCCATAATAAGGTCATCGTGTTGTCCTTTTTGGTGATCAGGTCTTCCATTTACATAAATGAAAGTATTCATTTCATTATATAATCTTGTACTTCTAATTTTAAATCTATGTCTTACGTATTCTTCAAATGCAGCAATAATTTGAACTCTCTTATTATTGAAATTAATTCCTGGGATTTTATCAAGAGCTTTAGGGTTATAAGACCAAATGTTTGTTGAGTCTACCCCATCAATATAAAGATTTTTATATCCCAATTCTTGCATTTTTCTAACCGTTGTAATTCCCATACCACCAGTTATATCCACAACACAAAATGCGTTATACACAATACCCCATTTATAAGCAATTTCAGCAAGAGCATCTGGTGGTATTTTTCCGACATACTCAAAGACTTGTTCTCTGTCATCAAAATCTATAATTTGAATTGATGAAAAGTCCTCACTATCACCACGAGAAACGTCAACACCCATAATGTATTTATGACCCTCAATTGGTTCTTTCCACATCCAAAGAGCATTTCCCATCATTTTATTTTGTGCATCAGATAATTGATTTTCTTTAATATAGGATAAATCTTTGTTGTCAAATACATTATCTCCAGATCCAAGAAATTCACAGTTAAGCTCCTGATTGATTTTTCTTTTATCGTATTTTAATTTTTTAACCATTTTCTCATACCAAGATGAGCACGGTTTATATCCTTTTGCAAAGTATTCTTTTATTTCATCATAATTTCTGTCATATGGATCCAAGTCTTCAAATGAAACATTCCCAGAATGATCTCTTTCATCTTTGTGTAATAGATAATCAACAATATCGTCCGTAGGAACCATATATAAATCTTTTGAATATCTTGGGTCTTTCCACCAAAACATTTCAGAGATCTTAAAGTTATTCATACCTTTTGTTGATTGATTGTAAATCTCATAATAAATTGGGTCATAACCATTTGGTGTTGATACAACAATTACTTTACCACCGGTTGATAGTGATGCCATACAAGCCGCCCAAAAATCACCATCAGCTTCAATAAACGCCGCCTCG